CGGTAATAGTCGCATCTTCCAACGGACAGGGGTGACATTGACGCCTTGGTAAGCGTCAACACCACATGATTCCCGGAAGGTGCCTCTCCAGAACGACTTGTCCTGGTTCACAAGAAGTCCGAAGTCAGCCAGGGCCCGTTGTACGGGTCCTGAACTGTCGGACGGGACTAATAGGTCATCACCGAATACAAACACCTGATTGGCGGGGGTTACCCCTTCGTCAATCAAGCATGCAACACAAATAGCCCAAAATACTAGACTCTGCACAGGAAACGTAGTTGCGTTCCCCATTGGAGCGTAGCAGTGCAGTGAGCGCGGCGACTTGCCGTTACTCACGTAGGTTTGGGCGCGGCAGCATCCGAATGGCTTATAGTAGGGCCCGAAGAGGGCCTGAACCAGCGTATCGGATATTCTATCAGAAGCCTCCTTGAGATCTAGAGTGGCGTAATGTCCACTATTACTAGAGAGCAAGGCTATTAGACCATTTGGCTTTTGGTCATCGAACCGAATATGGCCGCGAGGCCATGTATCGAATTCGCGAGGGAGCGATATTGCGCGCTCGAGTTCTCGACGGAGACCCTGCTGTATCCACACGGCTTCCGCCGGGTGGACGCAGATGAGGCGAGGCCCGCGGCTGTCCTTTGGGACAGCCACGAGCTTGGCCTCGATGAGGTCTTCGTGCACAAGGCTAGACCAGTCAGCGATGCCCTCTGGGAAAAGAGATTCAACATCTCTTACACAGAAGTAATCGCTAAACGGGTAACAAGCCTCGATCGTGGAGTATATTTTTCTCCATTTGTGCTTATCAGTCGTAACAGCCCCAGGCCCGTGTGACGGAACAATCTCCCGCCATCGAACCTTGGACAAAACAGACTGACATAGAGAACGAGCCAAGCCCAGTAACCTGGGTGATTGCCTACTTAGGCTTTCACCGAAGCGCTGAACTTCCTCATTCGTTTGCTCAAACTGAGCAAACGCTGATGTTAACTGAGTGTTAGTGTAATCCAACTCGGCTTTATAGCAGAACAGAAGAAGCTGTCGAAGATATCGCATACATAGCGGGTCCACTAAGGACCTGCGTGCGAGTCTCTTCAACTGCTCTGGGAATAGTGAGAGATCAATATTTGTAGATCCCTCAACACAACCGAGAACATGCTTATCTAGTTTGGGTGCGTCGTTAACGCACCACGCCAAAGTCCACCATCCAGACTCTCGTATTTCAGAGAATCCAGTGAGTGACGCAATGTCCGCTAGCAGGCTTTCATATGTATCTGTTAATATCATAGGTATATGTGGTTACAATGCCCGACTGTTCTTAACACTGCTCCCTTCGAAGGGAACAGCAGTAGGTGCTCTTACGAGCACCTTGTACAACTCCAAACTGTGGTTTGACTATAGTGCTAACTACTTATTATATGACGCGATAATCTTTAAGACCATCGCTATCAGCTGACGCAGAGCGTCAGCAGTAGGCTTGCACTTAGCGCAACGAGAAGTTTTATTACTTCTCATTGTTCACCACTGCTTCGAGGATTCCCGATGCCGCAACCGCCGCACGAGACGTCGCCAGCAAAACTGCTAGGCGCGCTGAAGTGAGCGTTTGGGGGATCGAGAGGCTAATATTGACGTAACTATTAATTAGCACGTCATTTGCATCGAGGTCGACCTGCTTGAAAGTGACCTGAAAGCGCGTACCGGGAACCTTGGAGGTTCCATCGATGTACGGCTTAGAGGTGACTAACATGTCGTCAGGGGTTGAGATATCCCTGGCTGTCGATCTTCGTAGCGACTCGTCTCTGTCCTTGTAGGACAAGTTAAAGACGATGCTGTTGTACGTTTGATTGTCGTTCATATTGTAACCTTAGTTAATGTTGACACTTGGTAAGCCCCCGTGAGGGTGGCTTCTCAATGGACACGTTTCGTCGCAGATAAATTCTGCGAAACAAGAGCAGCCAGGATGGCTGCCTTGGTCTTTCCGAACCGCGGGTTCCAAACAGGGGCTGAGTAGCCCAAGGGAACCAGGTTTCTCTCGTAGTGCTGGTGGGTCATGACTCCACATTCATCATAAGATGCGACTCCGCCGGTGCAGGGGTTATTCCTCTGCAGGGAAGTAGTAGTGCTTAGGATATATGATTTCGACTTGGTGAACGATATAACTTCGTAGGGAGGCGCTCTTAACGAGTCGTCCAACTTTCGGAGCCAACCGCGCAAGTCCAGAAACCAGTCAGACACGAAGCTCCAGGGGGTTAACTCCCAGGCAATCGTGGCTGGCCCCGTGGCAAATCTGCTTAAGAGGTGATCCATACTTTGGAACAGCTCGGTAGCAAATTTTACACGTGGCCTGACGACTAACACGTAACGCACCTCAGGGGTCTTTAAGACTCTACCTGAGTAATCAGCCAACTGGACGATATGTCCGTTGAGGCTGTGAGCCACATAAGGCTCAGCGTAGAACCGGACCGGTAAGTTCGACTTCGAACTGCACCGCGTCTTATCCTGGTTCACGTGGCGCTGAAGATCTCGTTTCATATCAGGTAGATACTTCCAGACGTTACTGAAGTCTTGCAGGATCGGGGAAACCCCGAACTTGTAAGCCAGAAACGAACCGGCAGCAGTCCGAATTTGCTTGCGCAAATCCAACCAATTGTATCCCATTTGGGGAATACAAGTGATGAGTGATCGAAG